TGATGCTACAAAGGCTTTTGCTACTGCCGCAGGCATTGCAGGAGCCTCGTATGTTAGCCGCAAAGCTGCTGGCCCTGCAGGTCCTGAAGGTTATGACGAGATGAGGGAATTCTATAGTTCCGATGGCGATCAAATTGGTGCGACCCACACTCGTCGTAGTTATTTTAAGAGACAATGAACACTTCTTTCGACTTTTTGAACTTTGCTGTTATCCTTTTTTGCCATATTTTTGCGTTGTAAACCAATAACCATATCGTTATGAAAAAGTTAACCAAAAATTCCCGCATTAATGATTTAATGATTGACGTTGTAGAGTACGCATTCACCGAGTGGCTCGTTCGTCGAGGAATATTTTCCGCATTTGAGGCGAATTACGAGCGCGCTTTCGCACCCTACAAGAGTTTTCGCGATCGGCTGCGTTCTCACATTCGACACTCTCTTCACGGTTTCGGCTTCAAGCCGAGCCACCTCGTCACCACTGCGTTTCTGTTCACTGAGACGCCTGAAGGCCCTAACTTTTGGAACGATCAGTCCGCTGCTTGGAAACGTTTTTGCTCTGAATTTATAGAAAAACTTTAAATCACGTTATTATGACACAGATTCATGTTGTTATTCGGCGGGTTAGTCCGGCTCTTAAGATTGACCTCGTCCAGATAGGCCGTTTAAAAGATGGCCAGTTTGACCCGCTTCCCCTTGGCGCTTTCGCGAAAACTCCTATTGCTCGCTTCTTGGAGAGTTCGGACATCAGCGATTCTCTTTATGTCAATCACTCGGAAATAGCAAACCTTGTTGCTGCTTGCGGAGGTTTTTCTGGCTTTGGTGTCGAGTTTTTTGATAATACGATGGTTCTCATGTTTGATTTTGATCTCAACTACGATGAAAGCACGACGAAAAAAGAAGAGTCGGGGAACTAAGGTGGTGACCCGCCCTCTTGGCGGAAGAGTTCTTTAATTACTTGAACCCCAGGGGACAACCGAAGGTTGTGGCCACCGCGAAGCGGTAAGGTACTCCCCTGGTGGTTCTTCCTTTTAACCCGTAAATACTTTTTTTATGGATAGCTTTGATTTTCGCCCTTTTTTTTGCCCTACTGTCAATAACGTTTCCTGTCGCTATTCTATTGGCGCATACAGAGGTAGAAAGCGAGTCATTATCGCTTGGTTTGCCGACAAGGTTTCCGCAAATGACTATCTTGCTCGCTGTCGTCTTGATCACCCTAATGTCAAATTTGATTGTCTTCAAAGCTTATTCTGATGCCCTGCTCTTCGCCTATATGGATACGCAATCGCCGCTATTTCGACAAGAAGAACCCTTGTCGTGATGGCTCCGACGTTGCTAAGTCTGCTTTAGCCCTTCGCCCCTGGGATATCGCCCGCCAGTGGCTGCTCGTTCCGTGTGGCAAGTGCGAAGATTGTTTGCGTCGTCAACGCAATGATTGGTTTGTCAGGCTCGAGCGCGAGCTCGCCCGTTGCAAGGCCGAGTCGCTGCAGGCTATTTTTATTACAATAACTATAGCCCCTAAGTATTACGACGAAGCGTTGCAGGACCCCTCTAAGTTTATCCGGCGATGGAACGAGCGAGTTCGCCATACGCTCGGCCACTCTTTCAAGCACGCGTTTTTTCAAGAATTTGGCACTCACCCTGAAATAGGCTCGGAGCCTCGTCTACATTTCCATGGTTTTCTATTCGGCACCAACTGTCTGTATAACGAGATTCGGGCGGCTGTCCGCGACCTTGGTTTTGTGTGGCTCGCGAAAGCCACTCATAAACGCGCTCGCTATTGCGTAAAGTATGTTACTAAACAAATTCAATTTAACCCCGAAGAAATTTCGAATAAATATGTTACCGTAGATGGAAAACTTACACCTCTATCTTGCCTCCTCCAACATCGCCGTTATACGCGAAAATTCGTATCTGCTGGCGTTGGTGATTTTCTTGGTTACATGCCTCGCCCTTCTACTCGTACTTCGTCGTGGTCTTATTACGATTTTTCGAAGCGTATCAATTTCAACTACTCGATTCCTCGATACTATCTTAAATACCTTAAACAGGAAGACGAAGTTTCACGTTCGATTGCTGCTGCTGATGCTTATGCACGTTTTAGCAAGTCTCCTTTGGTTAAGCGTATTGTGTCTTTGTGTGTTGAGCGGTTCGGCCTCAATTCCGCCGTATCCCGTAGAGAGACGTATACGTGGGAGCAAAAGCAAATGATGCGTTTTTCCGCCTCCTCTCGGAGGATGCCCGATTTCGACCCCCCTACTTGGCTAGATTTGGACATTCTTCAGTTTTGGAGAGAGCACTATAAACTTCAACTAAACATTTAATTTATGGGAAAACAACCTTTCATCTCTCATGCAGTAAATGGTTACTCTCGTTACGATGTTCCCGAGAGTAAGGCCTTTACGTGTACGCCGGGTATTTTGTATCCAGTGCGAATTGATTTTATTAACGCCCGTGACCGTGTGTCTATTGAACAGGGTATTGATGTTCGCAGCAATCCGCTCGCTGTTCCGTCATTTAATCCCTACACCATTCGACTTCATCGTTTTTGGGTGCCGCTTCAGCTGTATCATCCGGAGTTGCGGACGAATAGCAGTAAGTTTGATATGAACAATTTGAGCCTCAATTGGATAGCTACGACTATTGATACTGGCTCCCTGATTGGTGATCATACGACCGCCCCCTCTAACAGTCTCTTCGCTTGGTTGCGTTTGAGTAATAAAAAAGTCATAGGCGACGGAACTGTCCCCGCTGTTAATTCAACTCTCGTTGAGCTTCCTGCTAATGCTGTGGGTGGTGCCTGGGCTAATGCCGATACTCTTTTGGCTTACTGGGATATCGTTCGCAACTTCTATGGTTATTCGCAGTGGGGCGTTTTTTCGTACGCTTGGCCAGGTTCTTCGTCTATTCGCTATGACACTCAAATTGCCAAGTATACTGCCAAGCTTTCGGCCTCTGGTTCTTTTTTTTCGCAGTCTTATGGCAATCTTGAGTTCCTTGATGCTTATTTTGAGAGTCAGTTCTACCCGGCCGCCGTTGCTACTAGTAACAATACGTATAATCGTGGAAATTTATTTCTTCAGATTGTCAACAGTGATGTTATCTTAAATTCTGGCTCTCTTGGATCGGCAGGAAACGGCTATCCAGTAGCTAACCTTACTACCAAGTTTACCGGTTCGCTGCCCGCTGATTATATCACAGCTATTGCCCCCTCTGTTGTAGGTAATGTAAGCTTTTCTACCTTAGGCATTCAATATTACCCGATGGCTGTAGTACCTTCGAATCCTGACCGTTTTAGTCGCTTGCTCCCGATCGGCTCTACCGACGCTGTTTCTATGTCCGGCGTCTCGACCATTCCGCAGTTGGCTATTGCTTCTCGCCTTCAGGAGTACAAGGATCTTCTTGGTGCTGGAGGCAGTCGATACAGTGATTGGTTGGAAACGTTTTTTGCTTCGAAAATCGAGCACGTCGATAGGCCTAAACTCCTCTTCAGTGCCTCGCAGACTATTAATGTACAGGTCGTTATGAATCAAGCGGGTAATAACAACTTTAATGGACAGATTGGCGACAATGGTATTACTAACCCCCTCGGACAACAGGGTGGTGCCATTGCATTTAATGACCGTTTGGGTCGACGACAGTCTTATTATTTCCGCGAGCCCGGTTATATGATTGATATGTTGAGTATTCGCCCTGTTTATTACTGGTCTAATATCATGCCCGACTACCTTTCTTACCTAGGCAGTGATTACTTCAACCCGATTTATAACGATATCGGTTATCAGGATGTACCCGCCTTTCGCGTGGCGTCTGTCATACCCATGGCCAGCACGGCCGCTATTCATGAGCCTTGCTTCAATGAGTTTAGGTCTTCTTACGACGAAGTTTTAGGCCAGCTTAATCCGGCATACGCGTCCCCGGGTGCCATGCCTCTTTATGCTTACTGGGTGCAACAGCGATCTTTCGACGGCTTCGGATTGTCCGTCGGCAACCCTCGCCCTTACTATCCTATGTTATTTGTCGATATGTCGCAAGTCAACTCCCCGTTCGCTTCTAACGCCGAGGACAACTTTTTCGTGAATATGTCCTATGCTGTTCAAAAGAAGAGCTTGGTTAACAAATCCTTCGCTACTCGTTTGTCTAATCGCTAATTCATTGATATTATGGCACTTGATTGGTTACTTGAAGACGCTCCCGCTTATGTTTCCCGCGGCCAGCGAATTATGTCTGTCCTTGATGGCTCTGGTACTGTCGACGTTCTTCCTGGTCGTCCAGATGTGACGGTCGAGCCCTCCGATTTTGATAAGGGCGAAAAATTTAATCCCGAGATTGATTTCGATCCCAATTCCTTTTCTCGCATGGATAAGTTTGACGGCCTCGAGGTTGGCCAGGATCTTATTGATTCAGAGTTAGATAGGTCGAAATCTGCTTCGAAATCTTCTAATTCTGAAGAAAAATAGTACATTCTTTACTTGACGATATATGCTACGTGCGCGGACCCCTTCTGGAAGAGTTCGTGAATTTCTGAAGGTTATTGGTAACGACTGCCGGAGAGGCCGCGCATTTTTCTATCGTTCTTTAAATTTTACTATCATGTCTGATATTAAACAACCCTTTTACAAATCTAAAGCCTTTTGGACGCTTGTTTCGTCCATTGTCGCTGCTTTAGCTGCCTTTTTCTTGGCCTCGTGTTCCGCACAGGCTAAAGTTTACCGCAATGGTGTTCACATCGATACTGTCCGTGTAGATTATATTATTCGCTCGAACAATTTTTCGCTTCCGTAGTATGAGACTTATTGATTTCAAGAGTTATGTCGAGCCTGTTTCCACCGGTGCTATGCTTGGCGCTGCTGCTATCTCTGCTGGCGGTCAGGCTGCCTCTGGTCTTTTCAAGCCATCCCTTCGGAGACAATGGAAGTATCAGCAGAAGCAAATGAAGCTTCAACAGCAGTACGCTTTGGAGCAGATGCAAAAACAAGGTGAAATCAACTATGCTAACTGGCAGAAACAGTTCGATTACGAGAATGCTTACAACGACCCCACGAAGGTTTTCGATCGTTACTTGAAGGCCGGCATTACCCCTGCTGCTGTCTTAGGTTCTTCAGGCGTCGGCGTCAATGCTACCATGTCTGGCGGTTCTTCTGGTTCCGTTGGTGCTTCCGGTCCTTCAGGCGGCTCTTTTGACTTCTCCAGTCCTCTGCCTCCTGGCGTCGGTTCTGCCGCTGCAGGTGTCGCTCTTGAGGCCATGGGTGTCAATTCGACTATCGAACGCAATAAGGCTGCCGCTAATCTCGATAATGCTCAAGCTGATGACATTCGTAACAAGATGCCCACTAGGGAGCAGGGCCAGGCCCTTATCGAGCTCGAGAAGCAACTAAAGCAGGCTAACGTTAATAGTCAGTCCTCGCTCGCTCGTTATTATGGCGAGTTGGCTATCAATCAGGAGGCTTACAATAAGTATGCAGATCTCGCCGCCACCTACGATTTTCAGCGTATTCAGGCCGCTTATGCTGAACAGGTTGAGCGCACTAAGCGTATTCGTGCTGAAAACGATGCTGAGATTCCTCTTCTCGAACAGTCTGCTGCCGCTAACCTTGCTTATCTTATTGCTGTCGCCGATGCTGCTAAAGCTTCCGCACGTGAGTCCCGTTCTCATGCTGATGTTCTTGACATTCAGCAGAAGGATATGCAACGCATGTTTGAAGTTACCTGGGAGACCCCTGTAAAGGTTCCCTTGGTCAACGAGAAAGGCGAGCCCACTGGAGAATTCGAGGAGATTACAGGTCGCGAATATTACTCTCATCTTCGTGGCCTTGAGCTTAGTGAAGGTCGCCAGAGCCTGTCCGGTAACTGGTTTGCGATTCGCAAAAACAAGAACGCTCTGTTTTATGATGCTACAAAGGCTTTTGCTACTGCCGCAGGCATTGCAGGAGCCTCGTATGTTAGCCGCAAAGCTGCTGGCCCTGCAGGTCCTGAAGGTTATGACGAGATGAGGGAATTCTATAGTTCC